CCGCGCCGGTGATCGCCGCGACCGCCAGCTGTCGAATAGCGGTGCGGTCCACTAGCTGAAATCCGGCGCGACGAAATTCAGCAGCAGCTTGGCGCCGCCGTGGCTATCCTCGTTCACCTCTCGCACAACGTAGATCGAGCCGCGAAGGGAAAGCTGATCGCCCTGCACTGGCGGGGCCGCAAACTGCGACAGCTGAACGCCAAGGGTCGGCTTTTGCGTGTTGATCCCCGGCGCATCGGCCGACAGGTCAAAATCGTAATTGCCTTCGTCGAAAATCGCGGTGATTGGGAACGGCGAGCCCGTTTTCGGCGAGTACGTCACCGCCTCGCCGAAAACGCCCATAAGCGGGCCGAGAACCGCCGTATCCCAATCAATCGCCAACGGTCAGGCGCTTTCGGTGACCGAGACGCTTGGCCCGTCGGTTGCCGTCGTTTTCGGTCCGCTGCCCGCGTCGATATCCAACTCAGCGTTGGCATCGACGAGGAAGCCGAGACGTGTCAACCGCGCCACCTCGTCGCCGGGCAGGGACACTTTCGCGCCCGCGTCCTTGCGATCGGTGACGCGGCCGGTCACGGGGTCGGGCTCGCCAACGAACACCGACCGGCCGCGCGCAACCGTGGCCGTGACAAGCTTTACGGCGGCCATTAGGTGGTGACCGCCGCGCAGACGTTGGCCGAGAGACAGGCGTTGACCCGGCTCGGAATGACGATCGGCGAGGATTGCATCAGAATGATGCGCTGCGCCGGATCCTCTTCCACCCATGTCTTTGGGGCGTAGGGCAGCGACTCGTAGTTGAAATACGGATCCATGATCTGACCGAAGGCGCGAGTGCCCATCATGTCGGGGCCGGACATGAGCACGGTGCCATCGACGAGCATCGGCTGTTCGGTGTTGGTGTCGTCGACGAACCAGTCGTTGTAGAGCCAAAGATCGTACTGACCCCACTTGCCCTTATAAATGGCACCGCGCGCAATCTGCGCACCGATCTGCACCGTATTGCCAGGCCCGCCGTTGCCAGGATACCAGAACGTCTGCTTGAGAACCGGATCCTGAAGAAACAGCGTCCACGGGGTCGTGGTGAACACGATGTCGGTGCATACGGCACCCGACTTCTTCAGAACGATATTCTGCCAATCCTCGAGCAGCTGCGTCGGGACGACCCCCGATTGGCCCCACCGGGCCGCGCCGCTCAGCGCGACGGTAAGCGACGAGTCACGACCGAAATCGATCAGCGTCGTCGGGAAGCCGTCGCCGGTAATGGTGACGGTGCCGTTGACCATCGCTTGCGCGGCCATCCACTCGAGCCGGCGATCGAGCATGTCGATCTGATCCGTCATCTCGAACTCGATGTTCGCCATTTCGCGCTCGGGGCCGGTCAGGTCGCCGCCGATCCGCTCGCCGATCATGCGTCGAACCGGCTTCCGGAGATCGGGCGCCCGCTTGTCCTTGATGTAAGCGGGCTTGAAAATGTTCGTCTGGTAGCGCCGCTGCTCGACGAGCTTGCCCTCGACGAGCGGGCTGACGAACGGCGACATGCGCCGCTTGCCGACATCGACATCGATCGAGACGAGCTCGGAATCCGATGTCACGATGTTCGGAAAGAACGTGTCGAGAAGAAACTTCTGCGCACGCTTCAGGTTGGGAACAACCTGAATGAGCGTGTTGGTGTCATAGATGAAAGTGTTGTTCCCAACCATCGATCAGTCTCCGCGGATCAAGGGGTTACCGGATTACCGGATTAGCTCGGGTCCGCAGCGGAAACCGAGGTTTTGAGGAAAATGCTCGCATCGCGCAGCGTCGCCTTGGAATTGGCGATGGTGATGCCCGTGCCGAACGTCATCGCGTTCGTGTTGAACTCGCCGGAGAGGTAGATGCCCGCCACGACATCGCCGCCCGTCGGGTCGGCGTCATCGGCGAGGATCGCGTTCGGCGTCTGCGAGCCGTCGGCCGAGGCGGACAGCGCGATTCCATATTTGCCGCTGGCGGTGATCACGCCGAGAACGGTGCCGCGCTTCAGGGCGCCCGTGCTACTGATGTTGGTGAGCGTCACGCTGTCGGTGACGAGGGGAAACCGACCCGCAATCAGCTGATCGGGAATGTAGGCTTCGGCGGCGATGCCCGGGGTCTGCGGAAGATCGCCGACGCTGGTGACAGTGAGCGTCATCGTTGTCGTCCTTCAGTCTAGAGGTTGAGTTAGGCGGACTCGCCGCGGCGTTTCTTGCCGGCCGCGATGATCAGGGAGGCAACCGCCTTCGGATCGGTCGGGTCGACGGCCGCGGCGTCGCCAGCGCCGGGGTTCGGGTGATCGAGCGTCGCCATCGCCGCCGCCAGGCCGCGGGGCCGCGCCCGGCTGTCGTCTGCGCCGACCGAGGCGAGCACGCCGATCGCCTGCGCGGCCGTCAGGTCGGTATCGAAAGCCAGCTGAGCGGCGACGTGCGCGCGGCCGGCGGCATGGGGCGACGCGAAGATGGCACGGCACCGGGCGCGCTCGGCTTTGCGGGCCGCCTTGGCGTCCTTGTCCTTTTTGTCCTCGTCCTCGTCGGTGTCTTCGGCCTTGGCTTCCGGGTCGTCGTCCTCGCCGTCATCGCCGGCCTTGGCGTCCTTGCGCTCTTCGTCGGTATCCTCGTCCTTGTCGTCCTCGGCGCCGGCGCCCTTGGCGTCTTTCTTGTCCTCTTCCTTGTCCTCGGCGCGGGTGGCCGCTGCGGCACCGCGGCCGAGCAAATGCGCGAACGTCGCTGTGGCGCCCGCAATTGCGCGAATCGTCATGACTGGTCCCTTTCTGTTCAGATCAGCCGAGCTCGGCGAGCAAGGCCTGAAATGCGGCGTCGGGCGCCATCACCGCGTCAGCGAGGCCTTGGGCGACGCCCAATTCCCCGCGGAACGTCGCGGCTTCCTGTCCGCGGACCACGTCGGCCGCGAGGTTCCGGTTGCGGGCGACCGTCTCGACGAACAGTTCGCCCATCGCGTTGATATCGGCTTGGATCCGGCCAAGCGCCTCGTCGGCCAACGATTCATACGGACCGCCTTCGGCTTTCTGCGCGCCATAGCGAATCACGCGAACCGAAATCCCTTCCTTGGCGAGCGCTTGCGTCAGATCGACGTGCATGCAAATCACGCCGACCGAACCGCTTCCGCCGGTGCGCGGCACGGTGATTCGGTCGGCCGCGCTGGCGATGGCATACGCCGCCGAATAGGCGCATTCGTCGAGCACGGCCCAAATCGGCTTTTCGCCACGGACGTTGTAAATCGTGTCGACGAGATCGAAACAGCCGGCCACCTCGCCGCCCGGGCTGTCGATATCGAACACGATCGCCTTGACGTCGGGATCGGCCAGCGCTTCGAACAGGTTTTGCCGGATCCCGTCATAGCCGGTCATGCCGCTGTACGGCCGCAAGGTGCCGAGCTTCTGAACGAGTGTGCCCTCGATCGGGATCAGCGCGACGCCTTCGACCGTGTCGTAGCCGCGGCGCGGCGCGTCCCGGCGCGACGAATAGCCCTCGTCATCGAAAGCCATCACCTCGAGCGCGGCGAGCTCGCCGTTCCCGCGGAAGAGCCGGGCGACGCCGAACCGGTCGGCCAGCGCCGCCATAACGACCTCGGCTTTGTCGGGCGTGATCGCAATCGGCACGTTGAACAGCCGTTGCGCCAGATGAGGGAATCTCACGTCGCTTCCGGATTCTGCGGCTTTTTCGCCGCGTCAGTGGCACCGACGTTCATTTGCGCCCATGTCGGGGGCGTCAGCCCGCGCTCTTTGAACGCTTCGATTTCGACCTTCCGCTGATCAAGAATCTCTTCCCAATCCGCGCCGGAATTCTCCGAAACCTCGTCCTCGAGCGTCGACAAGCCCGCGTCCATGCCGAGCACGGCGCCTTGCTTTTCCGCGACGGGATCGATCCAGCCCCGGCCCGGGCCCTGCCAACGGCAACGGGAGTAGGACGCTCGGGCGTCGATATACTCGGGCGCGTTGTTCGGAAGCGGCAAATCGTCGACGTCCATCGATTCCTCGAGGAACGCCCCGTAGATCGGCGACGCAAAACCGATACCGTAGTCATGCCGCCGGCGCCCGATCGTCTTCCACGCCTCGAGCAGCGCGGCCCGCGCGCTCGAATAGTTCACGTCCGACCAGTTGTTCGAAAGCTGTTGCGCCGAGATGCCGAGCGCCGACGCCGCGTTGCGCAGCATCGCCGCTTCGAACTGCGGGAAATTTGCGTTCGGCCGGGCCGCCGCCACC